TCTGCTAACTATCTATGCACTATGGGTTGCGTGTTTTAATGACTATCAAAATATAGTGATTGTTGCTAACAAGGAAGCTACTGCTATTGAAGTTTTTAGACGTATAAAGCTAGCATATGAAGAGCTACCTGAGTGGCTTAAACCCGGTGTCATATCGTTTGCTACTACAGCTTGCGAATTTGATAATGGTTCTCGAATATCTATCTCTACTACTACAGGATCAGCTGCGCGGGGTATGACAATCACGACTCTTTTGCTTGACGAATTAGCCTTCATCGAGCCCGCTTCAATCTTAGATGATTTTTGGCGGTCCGTATATCCAACAATATCGCGATCATCAACCGCAAAAGTTCTGATTGCTTCCACGCCAAACGGTACTGGTAACTTATTCTATAAGCTGTTTGATGGAGCAGAAAAGGGTGAAAATGGATTTGTATACGAGCGGGTCAGGTGGTATGATATACCTGGTCGGGATGAAACCTGGAAGCAAAATGAAATAAAATCTATGGGATCGATAGAATCGTTTTTACAAGAATATGAAACAGTATTCCTTGAATCAGGCGAATCTTCTATTGATAGTGAGCTTTTTGCGCAAATGCAATTACTGTGTATAGAGCCTAAGATTATACTAGATGACGGTAACTATAAAATTTGGAATGAACCTGATCCGTCAAGAGTATATGTAGCAGGTGTCGATGTATCTGAGGGAGTGGGTGCGGATGCTTCTGTTATACAAATACTAGATATTACAGATATAAAAGATATTAAGCAAGTTGCTGTATATCACAATAGAAATATACCACCTCTAGAGTTTGCTAATAAAGTGCATACTATACTGTTAAACTGGGGTTCACCATTGGCTCTTATCGAACGTAATAACTGCGGAGCACAAGTTGTTGATAGACTTGCATTCGATGTAGGTTACGAAAAAGTTGTATCGTATGGAGCTAAAGCCGCTCTAAGAAATAGGCCACAAATGGGTATGATAGCTCATACTAACACCAAATATAAAGGTGTTATGAATATGCGGTATTTTGTTAACGAGGTACGATCTGTTACTATACAAGATCTTAATACACTTAAAGAAATGCGTGACTTTGTAAGGCATTCTAACGGCACATGGAAAGCAAAAAGCGGCTATCATGACGATAGAGTTATGTCATTTATGTATGCGCTGTACATCTTAGAGAAGGAAATAACAGAGCGATACTTTGATATACTTGAATTAGATGATCACGGTAAGCCAATGTCTATTGAACCTATGGATTTTGGTGTTGCTACATTCGAGAACGCTACATCTATATATAACGATTTTGAAGTGGTAGGCTTAAATAATCCATACATGACGCCAATTGTTTTTGGTATGGGATACTCAGAGCAACTCTCAGAAATGGAAACACTAGCAGCAGAAGGATGGAAACCATATGGCCACTAATTTATATCAGCAATCAGTTCTTAATAAATCACGTGTTGATAAGTTTAAGCTTGTCTTTCAACTACCTAACTCGTTAAAAAAGATTAATAGGCATCAAGATAGAAAAAACGCTACCGTGATGCAAGACTCACTACAGTTTTCTATTTACGGTACTGTAGTGCCAGCAATAACGGTACCTGCACTTGAGATACGATATTCTGGTAGTACACTGTATAATTCAACACACAGTAAAAGTCCATATCCACCTGTAACAATTAATTTTACAATTGATAATGAGTATAATAATTACTGGGTAATATATAAGTGGCTCGATCTACTACATAATGAGTATACAGGTTTATTTGATGCTGATAATCTAATTGATGATGATGTATTTAAAGACTATCAAACTGACTTAACAGTATATGGTCTTGATGAATATAATAACGAAAAAATAAGATTTACATACACAAAAGCCTTCCCCACTGAAATAGGAGGTATTAACTTTAGTTATAGGGAGGCTGGTGAGATTGAATCGTCCTTTACTTTCGTATACTCACAGATGCATACTATGCTTTTAAACTAAAAGTTCCCCCTCAAATGTATAAATAATTGTATGGCTAGACGTACAATTAATTCACCCGGTGTTGAAATAGGAGAAGTTGATCTTTCTCTTAGAGTACCTACACCCGCAGGCACAACAGTATATGTTACAGGTTACACAGATCAAGGTCCGATAGATGAGGTTTTAGCGGTATCAAGCTTAAGTGAATTTGAGCAAATTTACGGTACACCAAAAACTCCAGCGGAGAGATACTTTTATCAAACTGTAAAAGCAACATTCAATTCTACTGCATCCTTACTCGTAAATAGATTACCTTACGGTCCTGGTACTGGCGAAGGTTTTGGCAGTGCTATTTCGCTTCTTGCTTATCCAGCACAAGTTATCTCTAACCACGCTACTACAACGATGATAAGTGGTGTCAGTGTCGCGTTAAACTTCGCCCCTGAAGTTCGCGCAGCGGCACTTTCCGGTGCTGCTTTTGATATCCCTCTCTCCAATGGACGTATCGTAACAATCAACTTTGCTATTGATGGTGTAGCTCCAGCTCGTGGATTGAACAACACAAGTACTGCAGCGCTAAATACTTGGACGATACCTATCGTATCAGATCCCCAATCGACAATAACGCTTATCAGGGAAAAAATCGCATCACAGATAAACCTTTCTGCAGGTGTGACGCTTGCTACTAGTTTAACTTCAGGTATTAATTTTATTCTTTCTGCACAGCAAAACAGAACATTTGTAGCTGCTGTGTCGACTTCTGTTGTAGCAGGTTTAGATGATCCAGGTGATATCTTTACAAGTACTGTTATTAGTACGATCAGTTCAACAGGCGGTCTTTCTAATACCATGAATGTTAGTGCTGGTACTTATTTACTAGGCAAACCTACTCAGTTTAACATTACTCAACAAGATTATCAAAATCTTTTAAATGGTACTCTTTTTAGTTGGAGCGATTTAACAAGTACAAGCTTTTCCTCAATATCTGCTCTTTCAAGCGCAGCTGTTATCGTTGTAAACAAAGGACAAACAATTGTTGATGGTAAGTATCAAGGTTATTACTTAGGCTTAGCAGACAATACAAATATTAACCCTGCTACTGACTATGACGCTATACGCACTGCTTACACAACAGCAATGGCTGCACCTACTACAGGTCTAACTGCATATGTTGGAATGCCTAAAGCAAGATTTGATTTCTCACTTACAGCTACAGCGGCGTTCGGTACTAACCCGGCTACAGGTTCTATCTCGCAAATAATGGAAGAGAAGATTACAGATTACGATACATCTACTACCGACTTTGCTGATACCCTTAATGTTGGTGTATTTAAACTCAGACAGTCGGTATTTGCAAATGATGCAACTACACTAAGCTACCTTCTTGAAGAGGGATATAACGGCTCTATCGGCTATTATAGGCAAATTAATAATTCTGCTGGAGGTGCTCCGATTAACTTCTTCTTAGAAAACGTTGAAAATAATTCAAGAAATATTAACATTCTTGTTAACCCATACATGTCAGATTATTTTGGTGGTATTAGACTTGACAATAATGGTAAACCTCTTAAGAAAGTAAGAATTATTTCAAAGCAACTTGAAAATGCCTTAGGTTCGACTTCACTTAGTGGTTATACTGACGCAGGTTGTACGCTAACTCAATTACAAAATGCTGCTGCTGCAATTGACTATGCTGATGCTCTATTCCCACTTGGTGCTTACGGTGAAGTAAAAGTTATTGATAAACAAGTAGGAAATATTCCTTCTAAAATTACACGTGCTCTCGATCGTATTAAAAACGATGAAGTATACAATGTTGATATTATTGCGGAAGCTGGTCTCGGTACAATCTGGACAACCGTTTGTGCTACTGGACTATCTTACTTCGACGATACTAAGACAGCTCCAGCAATTGAATCCCTTAGAACACCGAATGATCTAGGTGCCGCTACCCAAGCAAGAGATTACTACAGTACAGTATTTAGCTTATTCAATGTATTCTGCGGACCTATTAAAGATGGTGGTCGTGGCGATGTGCTATTCGTTGCTGATCCTCTTAGACAAATCTTCATAACAGGTAAAGATTCAAAGATCATTAATATACCAGGCAAGAATTTCTCAACAGATATTTATTGGGCATTAAGACATCAATTTGAAAATGCTAACACCTCGTATGCTACTACATATGCAAACTACTTTAAGGTATATGATAACTATAGCGGACTCTATATGTATGCTCCTCCTTCTGGCTTTGTTGCTGCTAAAATGGCATCGACTGACTCTGATGTTGGTCCGTGGGTAGCGCCTGCTGGCTTTAACCGTGGTATGGTTAACGCTGCAATGGATATTGCTTTTGCTCCTAACCAAAGACAACGTGACGAGCTGTATAAGATTAATCTTAACCCAATTACACGTTTCCCAGATCAAGGTATCGTAGTATTCGGTCAAAAGACACTACTTCGCAAGCCAAGCGCGTTCGATAGAGTTAACGTTCGTAGAAGCTTTCTATATCTTGAGAAGGCTACTAAGTCAGTAATGAAGTTCTTCCTATTCGAGAATAACACACTATTCACAAGAACACGTGTTGTTAATACACTTAAGCCATTCTTTGAAAGAGTTAAACAATCTGAAGGTCTTTATGATTACCTTATCGTTTGCGATCAACGCAACAATACTAGTACAGTTATCGATAATAATGAACTTGTTGTGGATATCTACTTGAAGCCTGTTAAGTCTGCAGAATTTATTCTTGTTAACTTCTATGCGACTCGTACTGATACTAACTTCCAGGAGCTAGCAGGAGGTTAATCAATATTATATTAAAAGTCGGCTGAGTCTCAGCCGACTTTTTTTGTCTTTCTATATCAAGTTACATAAATAATAGTATGTCCGGTGTAAATCAAAATATCCAAAACTTCTATAGAACAGCAGCTGATAGAGACTTTTCTAGAGACTTTCTCTTTAGAGTAACAGAGCTTAGCATAGCCGGTGTACCACCTATGGGCGAAGGTCAGTTAATTTATGCTAAAACAGCAAACCTTCCAGGTAGAAATATTGGTAACGTAGCCGTGCCGTATATGGGTCTAAATATTAACGTTCCTGGTAGTGTTACTTATCCTAGTTCTGAAGCTTATTCTATCACTTTCTACCTTGATGCTGATAGTGACTTACGTAGCTATTTTGAAGGCGCTTCGCGAGCATTATTTGACGATCAAACGTCAACAGGTGGTTACGGTACACCAGATGAGAATTACTACATCTCTCTTGCGCAACTAGATAAAGGCCTCAATCCAATTAGTAATTATAAGCTTGTTGGAGCTTCACTAAGAGCGGTTAATGATATTAGTTATTCAATCGCTGCTGGTACAGGTCAAACTGTTGAAGTAACAGCGACGTTTGCATACCACTACTACATTAATCCGCCTATAGCTCAATAATACATTGTGATAGGACCTGTTCCATTACGTATATACCTTCAAAGCGAGTGGTCTAATGATATACCGCTAAAGTTTTTATGGACTATATCTTTCTTTCCACGTGGAGCTGCTGCATCAGAGCAAGCAGCTAATAGTATTGATGACATAGGTAAGAATATAACCAATATTCTAGCTAAGTATGAGGGACCTGATAAGTGGCCGGTGATCACTAATGTATATCAGAATCAGTCAGACGATAGTGGAAATTTTGGGTATATGTTTGCAAGTTCTGTGGCTTTCCCTACTGATGCTTTTAATATCAACAATTCGTACACATCAGGTGCAGGGGGATTTTTACCTAGTTATATAGGCGGTGAAAGAAATGGTTATGGTGGTTCAAACGGGCTAAATATTACCTTTATTGAGACTAACGTAGATATAATCGATAACTTTATAAGGCCGTGGATCATAGCTGCATCTCATAAGGGTCTTATTGAAGATAATAAAGAAGATATTAAGTGTAATATAATGGTAAATTTTTATACACGTGATAGAGAGCAATATCTTTATGGTGTATTAGGACCTTATACTACTCTTAATTTCGAGCGTAGAAAGAGTTTTATTTTTGAGAATGCTATTCCCTATCAAGTAAACGGTGATCAAATAAGCTACAGTGATCTTAGTATAGGTGATGTCACTAAGACAGTAAGTTTTGCATTTAGCAATTACTATACTATACCTGTGTTATGAGTAGTGCGTTTAAGGTAAAGGTAGGTATACCAAGCGGTAAGCATATTAGATTAGCCGAGCTTAAAAATAGAGATTATCAAACTATTCTTAAGTACTGTGAAAACTCTGATCTAGAAGGGTTAAATGATTTTTTTGAATTGTTACTCGATGATGAATATAAATCATTAGATATTATAGATAAATTTTATGCATTACTTACTTTGCGGATGGTATTTATAGAGCCTGATCTCGCCTTTACAGATGATTCTGGTAATATAATAAAG